ATGCAAAAGATAATACTAGCATTGCTACTTAGCTTTGTTGTGTTTACTGCTCAGGCAGACCACGAACTAGAGAATCCAGGTATGTACGGACTAGCGCCGTTAGGTTTACCTGCTCAATGTGGACCTAGTGAAGTTGTGAATCAATACATATTGAGGTTTGGTTTTAATCCAGAGACGGTATCCGTAGCGAGAGAGGGAGCTCAAGAAGAAGCGCCCCCAGCCTATTTCGTATATACGTTTGTGTCAAAAGATAGAAGTCAACACCTTATTGTTTTAACAAGTCCAGATGGACTAGAAAGCTGTATAGTATCTCACTCTTTTGACCTAGCATATGCACACAAAGAGCGTACATAGAATTACTTGTTGACGTAAAGTATAATACGTATTGAGGACGTGGGTGCAACTCCCACCACCTCCACCATAAACACATTTTGGTGTGCTTATGGGGGGTGTGGTAGGTTCGACTCATACCGAAAAACTTTAAAGAGAGTAATAGTTGGCGAACTTAAACGCAATTTAAATGGCAATTCAAATTTTGCCCTTGCTGCCTAATTTTAGGTAACGGAGTTTGTGGTGTACTTGGCAACAGAAACACCACGCTTTACATTTACACTAGAATATGATATATAAGAGATATGAATAGTAAAGAATTCACACAAAAAATTTTAGATATAGTAAAAGATAAAAAACCTATTACTCATATTGAGGCAATAATTCACTATTGCGAATCAAACAATATAGAAGTAGAAACCACAACAAGACTAATATCAAAATCACTTAAAGAAAAAATCAAAGCAGAAGCCTTGAATGCTAATATGTTAAAGGTTAAAAAAGGTGGTACTTTACCTGTATGAATGGTTTAGAGTTTTTATATCATTTATTATTTGTAGAGGTAGATAAAGGTCTATGGGGTATAATATTATTAGGTGTGTTTTTTACCATTATAAGTATTATAGGTGATTATGGTTATGATGAAAATAGGGATAAACATTAATGTATGGTGGATTTGATGTATATAAAGTGTATCTTGGTGTCAAACTACACTTCACAACAGACTCATACGATTATATAAAATATGGCGGTAAAACAAATGCAAAACTGGATACGTTCACTAAAAGAAAAGATAGATATTTTTTTCATAAGTTATCTAAGCGATATAATGAACGAGATATCTTGGATTATTTTGTTGCTAATTTTGTTATTAATGGCGACAAGTGGATAGGAAACTTATTAGATAATGAAGGTACTGAAAATTATACCAGATATAAAAGATATAAAGAATCTTTTAGATACCATTTTCGGGACGATTGCGTACGGATTAATGATGATTTTATCCGTAGGCGCATTTCTTTTGATGATGGTTTTCGGGTTAATATGGGACAACATCCTAGAGTCTTACGATTACTTATTCAAGGGAAAATTAAACACGAAACCGCCATCTATTTGGATAAACACCTTGCGTTTTTTAAAGATTGGGACAAAGATATTACTGAAAAAGTTGTCTGGCCTAAAATCTCACATACGATTACCAGAATGAAACCATTTTTGAACTTCAATGCTACAGAAGCAAAAATGATTATGAAAGAAATATTTTATGGATAAGGAACAATTAGATAGAATAGAAAAAAAAATAGACAAGTTAAATAAAAAACTTGATAATCATATTAGGGAAATATGGTCTGTTTATGAACCAATAAAAAAGATATTAGAAAAGTTAGAACGATTTAAGTTATGGTAAAAGAAGTAAAAGAACAAATAGAAAAATGGAAACCTAAACTAGATGACAAGATTAAAGCCTTGAACTCATCAAGAGTATTTAAAAAGATAACACCAAAAGGTGATTTGTCTTGGTATATCAAATGGGCTTCTAGTATTATCATAATTTTTGGTATGATGTTATCTAGTGCTAACATTTATCCTATGAATATTTGGGTGCATTTATTTGGTGTATCAGGATGGATGATAGTGGGTATGTTATGGCACGATAGAGCATTGATATTTTTAAATGGTGTTGCAATATTTGTATTTGCAAGTGGTTTAGTTAATCATTATTATGGCTAGAGTATTTTGTATAGGTAATGGTGAATCTAGATTAGGTTTTGATTTAGAAAGATTAAGACCATTAGGCACCATTATTGGTTGTAATGCCTTGTATAGAGACTTTAAACCAGACGCCCTAGTTTCAGTTGACCACGGTATAATGCACGAAATATACCATAGTGGTATAGCATACGAAGTACCATCATATTTTAGAGATTGGACAAAAGTACCCGCTAATTTGTATAGACTTATGGTAGAGGGCAACGTATCTGAATTAGATGTAGACCTAATTAAAAAGACTAAAGGTGTATTTAATTCAAATGAAAGAGGTCAGGCTACAGAGTTTGTATTTCACGGTTCTAAATTAGAAGGCCTAGCACATATAATTAAGAAAAATAAAGAAGTAATA